CAGGCAGCCTGCAGAAAATACAGCAGTGGCAGATTAAACGCATGAGAAAATGCGGTGCTGATGTCCGGGTTGTAAGGGGTCTGCAGGAGGCTAAAGATTTTGTAACGGAGGTTTTCGGAGAATGAAGTATACACCGCACCCCTATCAGGCTTACTGCATAAACAGAATAATATCAGATACGGCAGTCGGACTTTTCCTCGATATGGGTTTAGGCAAGACATCAATCACGCTGACTGCTGTTAACGACCTGAAATACAACCGCTTTGCTGTAAGTCGTGTGCTGATTATCGCGCCAAAAAAAGTTGCGGAGGCTACATGGACTAAAGAGGCTGCAAAGTGGGAACATCTCAAGCATTTGAAAATTATTCCTGTTCTAGGCACAGAGCGCCAAAGAATTAAGGCGCTTAATACGCCGGGTGACATCTGGGTTATTAACCGTGAAAATGTCTCGTGGCTTACGGATTACTACCAAAACACATGGCCGTTTGATGCCACAGTAATTGACGAAAGCACCAGCTTTAAAAACCACCAGTCAAAACGCTGGAAGTCGCTGAAACGTGTACGGCCGAAAATATCACGCCTTGTCGAGCTTACCGGAACGCCTGCACCAAACGGCTTGATTGACTTATGGGCGCAGATTTTTCTTCTTGACGGAGGTGAACGACTTGGGCGAACAATCGGAGGTTTTCGGGAAAGATACTTTGACCCTGATCAGCGTAACTCACAGCAGATTTTTTCGTACAAGCCAAAAGACGGAGCCGACAGCAGAATTCAGCAGCTTATCGGTGACATATGTGTCAGCATGAAAGCAGAGGATTATTTACAGCTGCCCGATGTTGTTATTGACGATATCCCTGTGGAGCTTGACACCAAAGCGAGTAAGCAGTACAAGGAACTTGAAAAGGAAATGCTGCTGCAGGTTGATGAAACCACAATTGACGCTGCAGGGGCGGCGGCTTTAAGCAATAAGCTTTTACAGCTTTGCAACGGTGCTGTTTATGACTCGGATAAAAATTACATTGAAATACATAACTGCAAAATTGAAGCCTTTACGGAGCTGATTGAACAGCTGAACGGACAGCCTGCGCTTGTATTTTACAACTTCCAGCATGACCTTGCAAGGCTTGAGGCAGTGCTTTCAAAGACAGGGCTTCGTGTCCGCAGGCTAAATAATCCGCAGGACGAAACCGACTGGAACAACAGGCAGATTGATATACTTCTGGCGCACCCTGCCTCGTGTGCTTACGGACTTAATCTGCAGGACGGCGGAAATCACGTTGTGTGGTTCGGGCTTAACTGGTCGCTTGAGCTTTACCAGCAGGCGAATAAGCGGCTTCACCGTCAGGGGCAAACGCAGAAAGTTATTATTCACCGTCTTGCTGTCAGCGGCGGAAGAGATGACGATGTTATATCGGCGCTGGAGGACAAAGGAGCTACACAGGACAGGCTTATTGACAGCTTAAAGGCAAGGATTGAAAAAGTAAAAAGCGAAAGGATTAACCAAAAATGAACAGTAAAACCTTTGAAGAGATTATCACAAAGCAGATTGATATCTGCAAATCCGTACTTATCGACAAAGCTAAGCAGTACGCCGATGACAGCGACCGCCTGCACAATTTCAAGATTGCCTCAGTTATTGAGGGCTGTACGCCGGTTCAGGCTCTTGCAGGCATGATGGCAAAGCACACTGTGTCGGTATATGATTTATGCAGACAGCATGATATTGGCTTGGCTATTCCGCATGAGCTGTGGGAAGAAAAGATTACCGACAGCATTAATTATCTGCTGTTGCTTAAAGCTGTGCTTGCTGAGCCGGAGGATAACGAGGAGGAATCACATTGACTGTAAAAGAACTTAATCAGTATAGATTTCTTATCGGGGAAATCAAATACCTTGAGCGAAAAATCAACGAACAGAAAGCAACCTTATCCGTTCAAGGCTCTGCCCCTGAATATCCGTACATACTGCAAAACCGCACGCTTGAGGGCATTCCTGCTTCCGCTGCGGGCATTGTCACAAAATACTGCGCCGCCAAACTTCGTGCAGAACAGGAGCTTGACAAGCTGATTGATTACATTACCGACATTCCCGACAGTCAGATACGGCAGATTTTTAACCTGCGTTTTATTGACGGTTACAAGTGGAATACTGTTGCGGATATTGTCGGCGGAGGGAATACGGAGGACAGTGTTAGAATGGCAGTTATACGATACACACAAAAAAACTAAAGTTGTTCGATATGTTCGTTTTTTATGTGCTAATATATAAAATAGCAAAGCATATAAAAATACATCTGCCCGTCAGTGTTTATCAGAGATAGACCAGACCGCAGATAATCGAAATTGTGTACCGCCTTATTGCAACAGTGATAGGGCGGTAGGCTTTGCGACAAAAAAATAACCCCAAGCCCGCCTAACCCGTGGGCTTTCTCTATACCCAAAACCACAACCGCAGGAGGTGAAGTCTGTGCCGAGAGCGCCTGATGAACGATTTGAAAAAGCAAAAGCCTTGTACCTGTCGGGCATGAAATTAATTGAGATTGCAAGTCAATTAGGGCTGCCTGAGGGGACTGTAAGACGGTGGAAGTGTACTCATAAATGGGATAACGAACGTTCGGATACAAAAACGAACGCTCGGAATAAAGGCGGCGCCCCCGTCGGCAACCATAACGCCTCAGGCCCCCCGAAAAACAATAACGCCGTTAAGCACGGACTGTTTCAAAAATACTTACCGCAGGAGACTTTGGATATCGTCAATCAGATGTCCAAGTCTCCTATTGATTTGCTGTGGGATAATATTCAGATTGCGTATGCGGCAATTGTTCGGGCGCAGCAGATAAACTATGTCCGTGACCGTGACGATATTACGATAACACAGATTGCCCGTTCTGACGGCGATACTTCTAACAGTGAAAAGTGGGAGGTTCAGCAGGCATGGGATAAGCAGGCCAACTTCATGAAAGCTCAGGCAAGGGCGCAGTCGGAGCTTCGGTCTATGATAAAGCAGTATGATGAGATGATTAACGCCCACCCAGAGCTTGCTACAGAGGAACAGAAAGCCCGTATTGCTGCCCTTAAAGCAAAGTCACAGACAAATGAGGGCAGTGCTGAGGACGACGGCTTTATAAAAGCACTTGAGGGAGAGGCGGAAAACATATGGAAGGACGAATAAAGTCAGCTGTATTTCAGTTTCAGCCGTTTTCAGTCAAGCAGAAGAAGGTTCTTACATGGTGGCTCCCCTCCTCGCCTGTTCATAAGTATGACGGCATTGTTGCAGACGGGGCAATCCGTTCCGGCAAAACCGTTTCAATGTCGCTGTCGTTTATCATGTGGGCAATGGAAAGCTTCAGCAATCAGAATTTTGCAATGTGCGGTAAAACTATCGGCTCATTCAGGCGTAATGTTCTCACCTGCCTCAAGCTTATGCTTATATCAAGAGGCTACGGCGTATCAGACCACCGCGCTGATAACTTTATAGAAATTCGCAGAAAAGGCAGGGTTAATTACTTCTATCTATTCGGCGGAAAAGATGAACGTTCACAGGACCTTATTCAGGGCATAACGCTTGCAGGCGTATTCTTTGACGAGGTTGCGCTTATGCCTGAAAGCTTTGTCAATCAGGCAACAGGCCGTTGTTCAGTCAGCGGTTCAAAGTTTTGGTTCAACTGCAATCCTGATAACCCTGCACACTGGTTTTATGTAAATTGGATACAGAAAATATTCTCCGGCGGTAATGACCAGAAAAGACTATTGCACCTGCATTTTACTATGGACGATAATCTTTCACTGTCGGAGGAGGTTAAAAAGCGCTATTACAGCACGTACACAGGAGTATTCTTTGACAGGTATATCAGGGGGCTTTGGGTTCCTGCTGAGGGGCTTGTATACCCGATGTTTGACATGATTAAGCATACATATTCAGACGAGCTTAATAAAAATGGAACGTGGTATATATCTGTCGACTACGGCACTTTAAACCCTTGTTCAATGGGGCTTTGGTGTGTATCAGGCGGAATTGCCTATCGTACAGCGGAGTATTATCACAACGGCAGAAATGAGCGCAGGCTGCTTACAGATGAAGAATACTGCGACGCAATGGAAACTCTTGCAGGAAAACACAGCATAGAAAAAGTAATCATAGACCCCTCTGCTGCTTCATTCAAGGAGGCTATTCGCAGACGAGGGAAATTTAGGGTGCAGGACGCACGCAACGAGGTTATCGACGGCATAAGAATTACAGCCGCTCTTCTTAACGGAGGGCGGCTTAAATTTGCCCAAAACTGCAAGGATACGATTAAGGAATTCGGTTCTTACTGCTGGGACATGGAAAGCCCTGAGGATAAAGTTATAAAAGAAAACGACCACGCAATGGACGACATAAGATACTTCTGCAATACAATTCTCTGCCGTGAACTGCGGTGGGCTGACTGGAGATAGCTTGAAAAATAAATTTTTCACACCGCTATTTGTTCCTTTTCTGTAAACAGGACAACAGAAATTTTGCTTAGCTGAACTCAGTTCAGGTTCAAGATCGGAACAAATAGCAGAAAGGAAAGACTATTAAATGAAAATATCAGAACTGTTAAACAGCATACGCTTAGTGCTAAAGCAGATATTCGGCGCAAAATCACCCGGAACAGCTCCGCCTGATGTCGCAATAAGCTCAGCTATGACACACGCTATTG